ATCAAGCCATTTTTAGATGGGCCGGCGCTGATGTGGAACACTTAATTAACATGAAAGGAAACGTGGAAATTTTAAAACAATCCCATAGATGTCCTCAATCAGTTCATAAGGTCGCTGTCAATATATCTGGCAGGATACACAACAGAAGGGAAAAGGAATGGAGACCAAGAAACTATAAGGGAGTTCTTAAGTTTCACGCCTATCCGGAAGCCGTTAATATTCGTGAAGGAAATTGGTTAGTACTTGCAACATGTAAATATATGTTCAAGGAAATAGAAAATGATCTTCGCATACAGGGTCTTCCCTATAAAAAGAACAACAAGATGGCGATCAGAAAGGAACTTTTAAATGCCGTGGATGCATGGAACAGATTGCATGAAGCCAAGGATGTTTCCTACAGAGACGTTTCAGATATATATGGTCACTTAACTTCCCAAACGGGTGTTGCGAGGGGATACAAGAACCTCAAATCATTTGAAGGGGATAAGAAGGAAGAACAATCCTATAACATAGAAGAGTTGGTTGAACACCACGGCTTATTAAAAACAAGTGTTCCTTGGGATGTTGCCTTTGAAAAGATTGGTAATAGGGACAAGGAATATTTACAAGCCTTGGAAAGATTCAACCCGGAAAACTTAACTGCGGATCCTCTCATTAACTTAAGCACAGTCCATGTCGCCAAAGGTGGAGAGTGTGACAATGTCATGCTCTTCACTGACATATCAAGAGCCAACAGGGACGAGATGGAAAAGGATTCAGACGATACTAACCGTGTATTCTATGTAGGGGTTACACGCGCCAAAAAGGAACTACATATAATACAACCACAACAAGAGAGAGGATTTATAATATGAAAAAAGAAGAAATACTAATGAAGGCTGCTGATCTGGTGAGCAACAGCAGGCAGGAGTCACATGGAGACACGTTCAAGAACCATGAGCAGATTGCGGAATTCTGGAATACATATCTGGATGACAAGCTTAAGCCGATGGCTTCAATAACTCCTGATGAAGTGGCTATGATGCTTGGCTTACTTAAAGTTTCTAGGTCCCAAGTTGGTAAACATAACATTGATGATTATATTGATGGAGCTGCATATATGGCAATAGCGGGAGAACTCAAGCTTGAACGTGGCGAGATCATGGGGGAGGTCACTAGACAACATGTCATGAAACTTAACAAGGAGAGAAAATGACCTACGATCTGTTTAACCAAAACATAGTTAAGTCAGAATGGTTGCACCCAACTGAATTTCCATCAATGAAAGGAAAAAAGGTTGTGTCCATAGACCTTGAGACGTGTGACAAAAACCTAAAGACAATGGGCCCAGGTTGGCCACGAAAGATAGGATCAGTCATAGGCATTGCAATATCCAGTGGTGATTTCACTGCATATTATCCTATTGCTCACGAAGGTGGGGGAAATATGGATACGGATAAGGTTCTTAAATACATTAAGTCCATATGTGAGGATGATTCAATACAAAAAGTGTTTCATAATGCACAGTATGATATTGGTTGGCTTTCAACTCTAGGCATAGAAGTTAAAGGTTATATTCATGACACTATGATTGCATCAGCTCTCTTAAATGAGAACAGGTATTCTTATACCTTAAATCAAATGTGTATAGATTATCTAGGTGAATGGAAAGATGAGAAGGTCCTTAAAGCTAAAGCTGAAGAACTTGGACTGGACCCCAAAGCCGAAATGTACAGGATGCCTGCAGAATTTGTTGGGGAATATGCGGAAGCAGACGCTAGACTAACCTATAAATTGCACGAACGGTTGATGATAGAAATAGAGAAAGATGCCCTTGAAGGCGTGTATGACCTGGAATGCAGGTTAATCAGGGTTATATTCAATATGACCAAGCGTGGAATTAGAATTGATATGGAGAGAGCTTTCGGTCTTAAAAGGAAATTACGAGCTAAAGAAGAAAAATATTTAAAAAGAATGAAAGATCTGACAGGAGGGGAAGTGCAGCTATGGTCAGCACGATCAGTGGCCAACGCCTTCGATAGGGCTAACCTGGATTATCCCCATACTGCATTAGGTGCTCCCAGCTTTACCCAGACTTTCCTGGAAACACACAAGCATGAGCTTCCACGGATGGTGACAAAAGCAAGAGTTTTAAATAAATTACAAGGAACTTTTATAGATGGTATAGCAAAATACATTCATAATGACAGGATACACGGACACGTTAATCAGATAAGAGGGAGCAGTGGGGGAACAGTGACTGGAAGATTTTCCATGTACGCTCCCAATCTACAGCAAATGCCCATCAGGAGTGAGTTTGGTTCAGAGGTGAGAAGGATATTTCTTCCGGAAGAGGGGGAGTACTGGATTTCCGCTGACTATTCACAACAGGAACCTAGGCTTCTAACTCATTTTGCTCTTCTTAACAAGAATGCCGGTGCCGACAAGGTAAAAGAAGCGTTCATTCAAGGTTTGGACTTTCACCAGCAGACAGCTGACATGGCAGACATACCCAGAAGGTTGGCAAAGACCATTGGACTTGGAGTTATGTACGGCATGGGGTATAAAAAGATGGCAGTGGACTTGGACATCACTCCGATGGAAGCTAAGGCAATGCTTAAGGAATTCAGGATTAAGGTTCCTTTCATGCAAGGAATGCTGGAGGCTGTCATGAACAGAGCTAATCAGGTGGGAACCATCAGAACTTTATTAGGGCGCAAATGCCGTTTTGATTTATATGAACCTAATTGGTATGAACCAAATAAATTTTATAAAGCAATGCCATTGAAGCAGGCAGAGGCAGAATATGGTAATGTAAAGAGAGCAGGCACATACAAGGCACTTAACAGGTTGATTCAGGGATCAGCTGCGGACCAAACAAAGAAGGCTATGGTAGATATATATGAAAAACTAGGTATTACACCACTTCTACAGATGCATGATGAGTTGAATTGCAGCGTAAAGTCTGATAAAGAGGGTGTGGATGTTAAAGATATGATGGAAAACTGTATAAAGTTGGAAGTTCCATCCAAAGTGGAATATAAAATCAAGGATAATTGGGGGAATGCAAAGTGAACAGAGGATACAGAGACCAAGGCAAGAGCAAAAAACCAAAGGCAAAGCCTGGTTTTGCCATAAACCCGGAGCAGATGGAGTATGAGAGAAGAAAACTTTTGGAAGAAATGTCAACAAAAGTTACTAAAAAGAGTCTCAATAATCTGGCGGCAGTTGCGGCAACTCATGAGCCAATCTACAAAGACGAGGAAGGAAAAGAAAGAGAGCCCACAATGCGTGTCCTATCGCTTGGCGCAGGGGTTCAGTCTTCCTGTCTCGCACTCATGGCGCAAGAAGGACTGACAAAGCACAAGCCAGACTATATGATATTCGCTGATACTGGATGGGAACCATCCTTTGTCTATGAGCATGTTGAATACCTAAAGAAAGCAATAACAATTTGCCCACTCATCACCGTTGAACGAAGCAATCTCCGTGAGGATCTTATTCGCGCAGCCAACCCCATCAAGGGTGGTAATGAGGAGTGGAAATCTTTCGCCGGACGCGTGCCAAACCCACCACTGTTTGCGGCGCGTCCTGGTGGAAAAGTGGGTATGCTATACAGGCAATGCACACATGACTACAAGGTCATACCCATACAGAAGAAGATGCGGGAGATTCTAGGCATAAAGCCACGCCACCGCGTCAAGAAAGGAACAATTGTCGAACAATGGATTGGCATATCAACTGACGAGGCAATGCGCATGAAAAAAGCACGAATGCCATGGATAGAATCCCGTTGGCCTCTCATTGAAATGAAAATGTCAAGGGCAGACTGCCTAAGATGGTACAAGGAAAGTGGAGTACATCCAATGCCGGGCAAGTCATCCTGCATAGGGTGTCCATACCACCACAACGACCAGTGGAAAAACATGCAGAAGAACTATCCAGCGGACTTTGAGGACGCGTGTGAGGTTGATGACAAAATAAGGCACGGATTAAAAAATACAACAGCTGAACTGTTTTTGCATAAGAAGGCTGTACCGCTCCGAAGCATAGATTTCCAGGAACCAAAAAAACAAAAAGACCTTTTCGGTGAAACATTTGATCCGGAATTTGCCGATGAATGTGAAGGCCTGTGTGGGGTTTAAGAAAGGTGTTGACTATGATGCGCAAAGTGTTCGAGCGGGCCCTAAAGGCGGGACGGCGCCGGAGTTCAAGTGCTTTAACTGCGGTACGTGGTTTGATGGGAATGAATGGAGGTACTCGTTTTCTAAATCTTGGTATCCCTTTCTGGAATATCAAATTAATTTTCTATGTGCTCCGCAATGCTCTTTGGAGATTTCTGAGAAGCATAAAGAGAAATATGTAGGTCTTGATGAGTAAAGCAGACCTGAAGAGAAAGAGCCACGGGAGGGGTAGGCGCAAGGTTGGATCTACTAAGAGAAAGAACCGAAGGCGTGCCCGTTTAGGACTAAGGATAAGGAAAAAATAATGGATACAAAAGACGTAATAGCTAGGATTCCAGTCCAGGATACACGATTGTTCTACAAGCGCTGGGAAAATTATGAAAATCTTAATAATCTCTTGCTTAATGAGATATCATCGCTGAGGGAAAAGGATCCCAAGGGAATGATTGCAACCAATGAAGGATGCTGGAGAAGCACGGAGAAATATAAATGTGAGGGTGAACTGTTCAAGCCAATGAGCATGATCCTTGCGGCGTGGACGGATTACTTCATGCCGAAACTTTCAGTGGATGCCGACGTGGTTTACTGGACGAATGTAAATGAACCAGGATCCTCAAACATGTTTCATTCCCACTACATGGCCAATGCCGATTTATCGGGAGTGTACTACGTACAAGGATCAAAGACCGGTGTCATTAGATTTGCAACGCACGAGCAGTTGTACAGAATGATCGCACCAGGAATGCCCCACTCCAATATGATTGGACACGAACCTCATGACGGTGACATACTGTTGTTTCCATCCTACCTCCTTCATGATGTAATTCCCAATCCGCATCCGACAAGACAACGCATCTCTATAGCGTTCAACGCTA